CGCAGCTCGCCGAGGATGTTGTAGGCGTTGTCCTTGACGGCGCTTGTGACGTCGTACGCGCCCTGACGCGTTGCGGCCACGCCCTCGTTGTTCTGGCGCTCCAGAGCCGCAAAGTCCGTCGCACGCTGTACGTCGGCCTGCGTCGCCGGGGCACTCTCGCCGCTGCTGCCGCCGAAGCCTCTGCCCGCGAAGAGCAGGAAGAACAGCGCGATGAGAATCACAATACCCCATCCGCCGAAGCCATAGTCCTTATCCATTGTATTCCCTCCTTTCGGGCTAGATTATTGATAGGCGCTTACGCGCGGTATCACTTGCTGATCTGGCCGACGAGCTCGCCGACCGTCTTGTTTTTGTTTGCCTCGAACCATGCCTCAAAGCCCGGCTGCGAGGACAGGAAACTAAGCACCATCTGGGGACTCTGGCCTTTAAGCGTCGTCATTGCCGTCTGCATCAGGCCGTTCAGCAGTTTGTTTCCGCTGCCGCCGCCCATCAGTGCCATGATCGGATTTTGCATTGAGTTTTCCCTCCAATTCCTCGATTTTCCCGGCCATGCTCTGTAGGCCGTCCGTGATCTGCTTCAGCTGCTCTTGCAGCTGGGTCGCTGCCTTTTCCTCTTCCGTCGGCTCCGGGAATATCCGGAACCGCGCAATGGTCTTTGCCGCCATGCTGTCGGTGCGGATGTAATAGAGCAGGTTTTCCGTCTCATGCAGCGCGAGCGCGTTGTCATTTGGCTGCATCTGCAAATTGTTGATACTGGCCTCGCTGGCCACGGTCAGCACGCCGAGTTTCGGCGGCTGCTGCGGCATTTGCGGCACCTGCGCCCGCGGCATGGGCTGCATCTGCACCTGCTGCGCGCCGTCCATCTCCCAGCGCCCGGTGTATGGGTTGTATGCCATCCTGTGTCCCTCCTTATGCTCCCATTGTACCGGAGCGCAGATTTTTAAGGGTGGCGCGAGCGTGCGGGAATGTGAAGTTGCGTGAAATACGAAAAGCCCGTGCAGATTGACTGCACGGGCATGTATCCTATTTATTGGTTTATTTCTTGTTCTCAGGCTTTTTCCAAAGTGATTTTAAACCATCAATATGTTCAAAGAGATCGTCCCGGATTGTTGCCTCCATCGGGTCAAGAATGAAGTCGATTCCTTCTCGTCTTGCCAGCTTCGCAGCAGGAACAAAATCACTGTCTCCGGCGATCAGGATAACCTGATCGACCTGTTTTTTATAGGCAAGCGATGCGATATCTAATCCGATGCGCATATCCACGCCCTTCTGATTGAACGAAATGGCAAAATCATTTTCTGTCAGGTCTTCAACGGTTTTCTTCCCCTGACAAAGCGCCTTTGTCGCATCTGGCTTGAGAGAAAAGTGCGCGTTCGCATCTGACAGTGCGCCCATTCGAAGTGCAACCTTTCGCTTTTTCTTCAATTCTTCGAAAAATGCATTTGCCCACGAATATGTATCGGATTTTCCAAAATCCACGTTACGTTTCAACGCTGGATGATAAACTGTTTTTTTGAGCGGAGGGCAGTCATAATAAAAAATCCGGTAAAGTTCCCGTTCTTCATGGTACTCATCGTGCGTCCCTTCGTCCCGGATATGCGCCATACAGTACGCATACAATTCTTTTGCACGTTCCCCAGGAGTCTTTGCACCACGAAGAAATGTTGCGCGCTTTCTGTAAAATGCGCCATCAACCAGAATCGCCGTCTTTCGCACCATATTCCCCTCCTAAAATGATGAAGCCCCCGGTTTCAGCTTTCCCCTTATGATTGGGGCGCTTATTACCGGGGACCTGTTAATGACACAACAGACGTAGACTTGTTACTATCGTTGTGTCTCCATATTATGCGCATCAGTTCAAATTGTCAACCATTTCTGAACATTTTTGTGCAAAGTCACAATTGTTGCACAACCAAATACGAATAATTCACGAAATAATACAGTATTTCCCCGGTGCCGTCTCTGGCACCGGGGAATCTCATATCATATGCAGTTTTCGTGCTGTCTGCCGCGCCCTCGTATAAATCCCGGGCAGCCGCCTGGAAAGTGTGCTGCGTTCCATACAAAGTTCCACCGCCACATCGATCTGCGGCGTTTTGCCGATGATGTACCGGCGCACGATCTCAGCGTCCTGCCTGCTGTATCCGGCCTCGCGTATGACGCGCTCCCACTCGCTTTGCAGCAAACCGGACAAGTCCTCCGGAATGTTTACTCTCGCGCTCGCCAAAGGCGTCCCTCCTTTCGGCAGAGCGCGGCAGGCAGTTTATTTCATCGCTTTTGCGAGCTTTTTGAGAAGATCGTCGCCGTACTTATAGGCGGCGAGATAATCAATCGTGCCATCGGTCAATCCGGCTTTCTGCCGGATGGTCTTCTTTGCTTCTTCAACCTCGGCATCAACCTTCACGGTGTCGTATTCCACCCACGGGAGCTTTCCGTGCTTCTGCCACTTGCGGGCGTGGTAGCCTGCTTTCGTGCCGATGTTCTGGACGGCGGTGATCTGTGCGCCGTTGTCCCAGATCGGGGTGCATTCGACCGCCAGACCGTCACCGATGTACATACCCCAGTGACCGGGCATCCAGAGACCTTCGCCGGGAATCAGCTTGTCCCAGCCGATGCCGGACACGGCGTAGCACTTTGCGATCATGCCGTCGGCGGAGACATCCGGCACGCTGTTCGAAGCGTATCTTGCACCGCCGTAGTAGGCGTTTTTGTTGCCGTTCCAGCCCCAGAGAATGCCCTTTGTCAGGTTCACGCAGTCAAAGCCATAGACAACTTTTCCGATGAGGCTGCGCAGATACGTGACTCTGCTGCCGGTGTACCAGTCCGGATACTGGGCGGATTTCTCATCAATGATCGTTTCGCTCACGGGGGAGCCGAAGCAGCCCCACATGTAGACGGTCTTGTAGTTCTTCGCAACGTCAATATGCCTGCGCACAAGTTCGGATGCTTTCATCATTTCTGTTCGCCCTCCTGCGCATTTTTGCTACCATCGAGTGCGTCCTGAAGCTTCTGAGACTGACTGCCGAAATAAAACGCTATGATGACCGCATAAATGGTCATAAAGTCCTGCGAGATTTTGCCCACGACTGCCATGTAGGCGAACACGCAGGTCAGAATCATCGTGACCAGGCTCTTGACGCTCAGCAGATTGCCGAGCCGCTTTTTGATGTTTTCCATATGTACCCCTTTCATTCTACCGGTTCGTTCTTTTTTGCGAATATTCTCTTGCATGCCAGCAAGCCAAGCTCTGAGACTGCTGCGCCTCCGGCGTAGCCGAGTACGTCAGACAGGTCGACCGACGTACCCAACTCCGGGTTACTTCCAACTGCGATAAGGACAGCGATGGTTTTCAGCGCGCACGCCCAGATCAGCACCATTGTCAGAAGCCGAAGAAGGTAAATGACGATGGTGCGCGCCATCTCGCCTTTGCTCCACTTGCCTTTTACCCGCATATCTGCCTCCCAATTTATTGCGCACTGCTATGTCCGCACTGCGCCTCCAGCTGGTGCAGGAATTTTTTCACATCGCCGTTCCCGCCCATCTTTTTATACTTCTCTCCGGCGATCAGGCGCTCTGCCATTGGCATTTCTTCCGACATGATGGTCAGCCGGAGAATTGCGAGATACTGCTCGTTCTGATGCGTCTGCATCTTGTCGAGCTTTTTGTCGATCTCTGCAATGCGCGTATCCTGCGTCGTGGTCTTCCCGCGCTTTTTCTGTATCGCGCTGACGACGGCATTGACGACCGCCGTCAGCGCGGACGAGCCGAGCACGGCGCAGACGAGGGTAACGATGATGGTCTTGGTGTCCATGTGTTCTCCTTTCTCGCCCTCGGGCGGCTGTTATTCTTCCACGTCCCACGCCTGCGGGTATTCTGCGAGACTATATGCTGTGTCCTGGTTCGCTTTGGTGAACTTTCCGTCCTGCACTGCCCATTCACCTGCCTTGTACACGTCGTGTGCGCCCGTTGGATGTACGAAATTCCGCGCCGTCTCGCGTGACGTGCCGTGGAACGGTCTGTTAAACGTATACCATGCAGAATTTCCGGGCTTGATATCCGAGTAAACCGCATTGTCGTAGTTCTGGAAACATTCCCACGGTTCACCGCCCACGCAGAATACGTCCCCGGCAACATGTTTTCCCTCCTGCCACTCGTCGTAGAGCGCCGAACACATAATGATTTCATCCGCCGTTGTGGGCTGCTTGCCCGCCATGAGAAGTCTGACCGCATTTGCCGTGGAAACGGTCAAGTCGTATTCAACCGGTGTCACCACGACCGGCTGCGGCTCCGGCAGCGGGATATTCGTAAGAAGCCAGCTGCCGTCTTTGATGTCCTGCCGGAGATAATCGATCGGTACGAACGTCCGCAGCTCGAAGCCGTTATCCGCGAAGACCCCGACGGGACCGGTCAGCGCTGCCACCCCCGAAAGAGAATCGCCCGTAAACCTGGCCGAGCCGGATGTGCTGTATACCCGGACGTTCGCGTAGGTTTGATTGTTGTGTGTGATGTACATAAATAACCCCCTAAATCAATTTTCCGTGATGGTGCAGGTCGGTGTCCACACAACGTTGCCGTTTCCGTCATATGTTTTCTTTTGTTCGAATAAAATGCGTGTGTTTGTTGTGGCTACAAATTCGTAAGTACCTTCTTTTTCGTTTGATACAGTTACACCGTTCAAAATAACGTTGCCGCGGCTGTTTCGTGCCTTATATGATATGGTGATCGGAACTTTACTTCCAGAATGAAACGTCAGTGCTGCAGCATCCGTTAGTTTTTCGCCATTAACTACGGCATACATGGAATAGGTACTGCTGTAAGAAACAGGGACGCTCAGAATTACCATGAATTTGCTGGGAAGTCCCCTTCGTAAAAACATTCCCATTGATGCACCCCCTAGAAGCAGAAGCAAAATGGCACGCCAAGCGCAGCGCCGCCCCGGATAGTTCCCTTAGTGCCGGCGGATGATACGAAGATAAAATTTGTGGTGCCGTTTATAGACGGGGAACGTGTCCACCATCTGGATTCCGCGCCGTCTAGCATTTTTATTTTGCTTCCGTTTTCTTTGTAATACTGATATTGTTTACCTTCGCCTGGCGCGGAAGAATCAACATCACCAAACACTTCCACATCGCTTGGAAAAAACAGTTTGTCTGCCGTTGTTACGATGGTGGTGCTTTTGTTGCCCGCAGATGTCAGTTTATTCACATTCTGGATGCCATTTTGCACTTCCAGCGGCAATTGAACCAAGATGGCAGGAAGATGTGTTTGCCGCATGGCGCAGCCAGCCCAACCGTTTCTGTTTGTGTTGCTGCCCTCCATTTCGTTTTTTCCGTAGCAGTCGTGCAACTGGAAGGTAAACGGGGCTTTGCCGAAGCCATCGGAATAGTCGTCGTGATTGATACCGATAATGTCAACTAGATAGTCTGTGGAGCCAATCATCATCGCCTTCTGATCTCCAATCTTCCACGTTGAGGGGACAACCTTTTTCTGGCAGATAGCAATGATCTGTTCCCAGGTATTATCCGAAAAATTTGCCTCATATGAAGGCTTAATTCCAGTAAACCATCTTGGACTTCTTCCGCTCATCCGAACACCACCACCTTCACGGGGACATTCACCGTCGGCGCTTTGCCAATACACTGCGCGGTCAAAGAGTTCACGCCCGTCTTGTAGTTATGGATGAGAGCGAAGCCCTCCAAAAGCGCCGCGTCCGCATCTGGGTCCGTGCCCGAGAGCGCAACGTCCCACTGCGGGTCGACGTCATAGGCAGCTTTCAGCCCCGTGATCGTGATCGTCTGCGCCTGGTAACCGTGCGAGTCTTCGGACCAGCCCGAAGCAAGTAGCGTGCCGGTGTACTGGGTCGGTCCGCTGCCTGCGCCTGCGACGGAATCATCGACATATTTCTTGGTCGCTGCGTCCATGTCCTCCGTCGGCGCGCCGGAGAGTTTTAGCTTGCCGGTCAGCGTGCCGCCGGTGAGCGGCAGATACTTCGCGATCAGCGGCTTGATCTTATTTGTCCAGAGGTAACTCAGGCCGTCGTTATCCAGATAGGCCATAGCTGCACCTCCTTACGTGTCCGCAGTGATCGTGTCAATCTCGCCGTTCGTGATCGAGTTGATCTCAAAAGTTGTGCCCAGCGCGTCCCACGCGGTGCCGGTCCAGGCGTAGTTCATGCCGGTGTCCTCGACATTCCACACATCGCCTGCCACATTGCCGGACGTAGGCAGCGCCGAGAACGTCGCCTTGCTGCCCTTGTACTTGTAAAGGCCGGAAATGTCCGTCTTTTTGGCGTAGTCGCTCGCGTCGCTAAAACCGGAAAGCTTTGTGTAGTCCGCCGCGGACATGAGGCCGGGCGACGTGGCCGAAGCCGCCTCATAAGTCGTGTCGGTAAACACAGCGTCCTCCGGCACGTCCTTTGCCACCGTGTGGCCGCCCACCTTTTCGGCGTTGTCTACAATGCCGTTGCCGTTCTTGTCGTACACGCTTTTCAGCATGTCGCCGCCGCCCGCGCTCGCGACGGAATCGTCGACGTATTTCTTGGTTGCCGCGTCCATGTCTTCTGTCGGCGCGCCGGAGAGTTTCAGCTTGCCGGTCAGCGTGCCGCCGGTAAGCGGCAGATACTTCGCGACCAGAGGCTTAATCTTGCTGTTCCAGAGGTACAGCAGACCATCGTTATCCAGGTATTTACTCATTTCAGCATCTCCTCTATTTCCGTATTTGTGATCTTCTCCGTCGCCGGAGGGATTGTGTTCAGCTTTAATTGCAGACCCGTAATGGCCTTAATCGGGTGCTGGTCGTCCGCGTCCCGGTTTAAGAGCTTTGTGTGGTCATTTGTGCCGCCTCCGCCGCCCTGATAAACCACCTTCGCCGGGGCAATCTTCATCTTGATCTCCGGCTGGGAAAGCGTCATTTTAATCATATCCCGCCTCCTTGAGTAGGTCCTTGACCGGCGTCGAGACAATATCCGCCGCCTGCGGATTGCCGTCCGCATCCGTCAGCGCCAGCTGGAGCCGTGCGCTCTTGCCAGGGTCGAGCTGCATCGCGTCGGCAAAGGGGATGATGACAAGCAAATGCGTCTGGTCTACGACCTGCGGCGCGTACTCAAAAAACAGCTCGCCCTGCTTGAGCCAGAACTGGAGCTTCGTTGCCTTCGTCAGATCCGCGCCCGTCACTTCCACCGAAAGCGCATTTTGAATTTTTTCGCGCATGGTATCACCCTCCTAGTTTTTGCCACAAGCCAATCTTAATCAGCGCATTTACAACGTCTTGCAATGCTGAAATCTGGTTGGAACTGTTGATCGTTGTGTAAAAGGCATACTGGCGGACTGTCTCAGATGCGTCGTATAGGCTTAAAAAATGGTTTGATTTTGAATTTAAAGCACCAGCGTAAAGAGCCGAAAAACGGTTATTTTCTGCACCAAGTTTCACATTCCCAGTCGGGACAAGGTTTCCGTTTTCATCAAGTGTGATTTTGTAGGACCCGTTAACAAGCTCAGAAACTGATGCGGAAGACCCTCCACCGCCGGTAGAAGGAGCGCCGACCACATATTCGACAACATAGCTTCCGCTGATCCTTGCAACTTTCACGCGATCTCCAGACTGAAACGCAACAGAAGTGTTGCATTTGTAATGCTTCTTCGTTGCTGTGGTCTGCCCATCAAAAATCAAGGTGAGTCCGTCTTCAAAGACAGCATCAACCGTAGCGAGCTGGGCATCAGATGGCAGGTCTTCTTCAATGGCAGCCGCTTCTGTAATTCCATCAATCATGCAATCACCGTCCTTTTTGCTGTGTGTTTCATAAATTCGCCTGGCGTCATTGTGATGTACCAGGCGGTTTCCTCGAAAATCCCGCCCATGTCCTTGTGGCCGAGAGACAGAATATCGCCCGCGCCGTGTCCGCCTTCGGCCAGCGTCTCAAACGTTACAACCCTATGGCTGAACAGGGACTGGAAGCATATGTCGTCCACATAGGCTTGCAGAGCCTCCTGCGAGGCGATGTTGTCAACCTTGAGTAGCTGCGTGATGCGCTGGCCGCGGCGGAAAACAGACGTTGCGCTGGACGGATTGTTGTTTTCTGCCCTGGCTACCAGCGGAGCTTCCAGATCCGGATTGCTGCAAATGGCGACGAAGACGTTCGGTGCGCTGAAAACGTCAAATTCCTGCGTCAACTCCGGAGAAACGGGCGCACACAGAATTACGTCCTCTGCACTGTACGACCATTTGATATTTGCGGCGGAGGCCTGTGCGACCGGCTCCAGATGCGCTACACCGTTGCCGTCAAACCAGATCTGCTTATAATTGATCTCGTCCAGCAGTTGGTTGACGATCGTCAGATACGGAGTGCCTTCCTGCCAGTCCTCTCGGTCAGTTTGCAGAATAGCGTCGGTCGGTGCAGCGACCACAAGGCCGATTCCAGCTTCAATAAGAAGCTCCTCTATTTTGGTGAGATAGGCAGTCCCAGCTGGGATGTGCATAATGCCTTCCGTCGTCATGGTCTGAAGCATCCAGCACCGGTCATAGGCTTCTGCTTCTATCCAATGGCCGCTTGCGTCTTCCTGTTCTGTGAGCGTCGCGATGCGGAAAACGCCAAGCGGCGCCCATTCTCCATTTATACCGATCCATGGCTGCAAGTCATCGGCAATGTAATCGACAACTGGGTTGTGCCGGAACGTGCCGGACAGGCTGCCCTTTATATCTCCGGTCGTGTCAATATAGACGTTCGGCGGGGATTCTTCCGACCACAAAAGCTCTGTCAGCTTTGCACCATTGCGCAGTACGTCGATCCTGTAGGATATTTCCCGCTTCACAGCTGCACCTCCTCGCTGTAGTCGATCTGCTGCACGGTGAAGGAAAACGTTGTGACGAACCCGTCATGGTCTTTTTGCAGGATGTCCAGATACCCGACGACCATGTCTTCTGTCGGCGTTTTCGCGCAGACGAGCCGCCCGACCAGAGCCTCCAGCGCACGGATATCTTCAGCTTCCGTAAAGGCCGCTTCGATCGTCAGTGCGTCGGTGTAGTTGCCGCTGACCTCGGCATAAGGGAACTTGACCCCGGACAGCGCGAGATAGCTGACAGTCCGGGTGCGTTCCCGGGAGGTCTTCCGGTTCGGCGTCGCGGCATACGGAAGACGGATCCACACGCCGGTGTCCAAGTCTGACACCATTGTCGTCGGCGGGATGACCTCAACCGAGACCGGTCCGGAAATGCCGTAGTTCCCGCTTGACGTATAGCAGCCTCGTACTTGATATGTCACCGGTCCGATACTGAGCAAGTCAGAATAGGCGCGTTGCACGGTCCTCGCCACTGGATGCCCGTTTCGATACACCAAATAGAAATCATAGTTTCCTGTCGTATCCCACTCCAGCGTCGCAATGTGTGATGTTCTTGCACTCAATAAGATGGCTGCTCCCGGCGTGTTAACGACCTGTAAAGCAGCATCACCCCACTCTGACCATAGCCCATATTCATTTTGCACGCGGACTCTGATCGTATAGTTCCCATCATCTAGGTACATCGGGGCTGACCATTGCTGGACGGTTCCGTAAATTGTGCCGCTCTCATAAATTCCGATTACTTCCACCTGTGCCGCCTGCTGCCCGCTAGTCTGCCACGACACAGCCGGCTTTGCTCCCGCTGTCAGTATCTGAACGATCGGCGTCGGCGGGGCAGATATTACTACGATCTGCGCTGCATCGCTCCAATCGCTTGCCACGCTGTCCGCGTTATATGTGCGCACACGCCAGTATTTTACGCTGGACGTGATCGTCCCTGCTTGGCATTTCCACTGCGTTTCCGCGCCTGTGACCGTCGCCAGCGGCTCCCACGTCTCGCCGTCTACACTCTTTTGCAGTTCGGCTTTGCTCTGCGCCGTTCCGGTTGAAATAATGTGTTCCCACATAAAGAGATTGTCAGCCGACGCATCGACAATCGTATTTTGCGGGCTAATTACCTTCGCCTCCGGTTTGACATCGAGCGTTGATAGCGCCATCCATTCCGATGTTGTCACAATGCCGGAGTTTGCCGTCACAGCAACCTGCCATTGGATTTCATCTGCGGTGAATGTGTTTGCCGGAACGGTCACGCTTCGCGACTCCCCGGCTACTGAAATTTCGTGGATACTCCCGGAATCCCCAGCCCTCCAGCGAAAAACAGCAGATGCTTGCACTACTTCTGGATACGTTAGAGACGATCCGAGCGCGAGCCACGAAAACCTGTTGTCCTGTTTCTTCGAGATTGACCCGCTTGCCGGTGTGCAATTCCTAATCGTAACGCCGACTGTCTCGCTGTCATCAACCTCTACCGTTAAGTACGGGCGCAAAGACCCTGTCGTCCGGATATACGCGGAAACATCTACATACCACTGCCTTACCGCAGCACCGCAATTAAGCGCAAGCCCAGCAGAAATGCTGTCGTCCGTGACCCAACCACCATTTCTAACTTTCTCCCCGCTATTTCCGGGAAAACGCTCCAGTACTCGCTGGTTGTTGTTGTATGTTATCGTTTCAACATCTACTGGCGCAGCGAGGTCCTTAAACACTAGATTTGCCGCCGGACCGAGGCTTGTTGCCTCTGGATCAACTATTTTGCTTACATACACAGCTATACTGGATTCCGACGTTATTCTTTTGTATTGCATGCTCGCTGGAAGATCTTCAAATGTTATAACGAGGCAATCATCTACGTCCAGTATTGCCGGGTCTGATTGGTGATCGTTCGTGTTCCTGCTTGTTTCGTTCAGAATCGCGAATCCCTTAATGTACACCTTCGCGGTTGACATCATTTCACCCCCATTCTGCTTGATCTGCGCTTGTTGTCTGCTACTCTGACAACGTCATTAAACGACTTCACGTCCTTTGCGTTGATCGTCACATAAAACGTATCTCCGCCGATGGCCCGGCGGCTTTCCTGCGCGTTGGATATCTGCGTTCGTTGCGGAAGATAAACCAATTCCGGTCCATTTTCGCCGACCCACGTTACGCCGCCAATAAAGTTATCTGTGCCCGTGGCGTGGCCTTTTCGGTTCAATGCCGCGATTGCCGTGGCACGTATTGTGCTTGCTGCACCCAGCCCTCCGACTAGGCTTGTAATGGAGCTACCGCCGATGCCCATACCGCCTAAAACGTTAGACAACCCGCCGCCGAAGTTGCTGGCAAATTGATTGACCTTTGAGAGCGCATCAGCGACAGCGGAAATAGCACTAGCTAATGTTTCAAAGATTGGCTTAAGCGAGGACGCTGCGTCAGCAAGCCCAGACAGGACAGGGGACAGAGCCGACGCAAGATCAAGCAGAGAACCGAGAAGATCAATGATGCCGCTGTCTGTAGCTGCATCTGCAAGATCTGTGATGATACTCTCAAGATTTTGGTAAAACTCCGTCAGATATGGCGCGAACTCTTCGGCAAGTTGGTTCTTCGAGGCTTCCTGACTTAAAAGCATATGCTGGTAGGCATCGTCAACCTGAGTCAGTGCTTTCAGCGTATCTTCGCTCAGTACGTAGCCGGTGTTGTGCGCTTCTTCTGCGTAGGCTTTCAGAACCTCGCTGCCGCGGTTGATCAGTGGATTGAAATTTCGGGCGGACTCGCTGAGAAGATCCATTGCGGTTGCATCACGCTCTGTTTTGTTGCGCATCTCGCCCAGCGCATCAATAACCTCGTAAAATACATCGCTTGCGTCCCGGAGCTCACCGCGCGAGTCTGTGACGCGAACGCCAAGCCGGCCAAATGCGTCGGCTGCGTCGGCACTGCCGTCTCTGGCCTCCTGCATCTTGTTTGTGATTTCCTTGAGGCCGTCGCTGAGCTGGTCGGTAGAGACCCCGAGAAATTTCGACATGTAATCGAATTCCTGAAGCTCGTCGGTGGACTGACCAGTAACTTCCGATAGGACGAGAAGCTCTTTCGCCGAAGCGCCCGCTTCCGTGGTCAGGCTGACGAGCTTTTTCTCCACGCCGACGATTGCTGCCGCAACGCCTGCGAAGCTTCCCACCAACGCAGCCGTCTTGAGATCGACATCGCTGATCCCGTCCATTGTCTTTTTGAGCCCTTCCGGCAGGCTGAAACCTAGCTTGTTCGTAAGCTGGTCGACAGTGCTGCCAAGACCCATCGTCTCGCGCTGCGCGTCTCCGGCCTTTTGCCCCATGGTTCCTATATCGTCGGCAGCATCGGTAACCTTCTCAGCTGCCGAATTCGTCTGCTGCCCAAAATCGTCCATTTCACCGGACAGATTGTCTGTCGCGTTTTTTGCCTCTTCCAGCGCAGTGTTATTGTCGTCAAGTGCGCGCTGCATCTGCTTGAGCTTGGTCTCAGCTTCAATGAGGCTCGTTTTCCAGTCAATGGTTCGCTTATCGGCTTCTTTGTAAGTTTCCGTAGCATCTGCAACGACTTCCTTCAGTTTTTCGACCTTTTCCCGCTGTGTCAGGATTGTTCTCTCAAGGACATCGTTTTTTTGCGTCAGCGCCTCTACGCTGTCAGCGTTGTCGGCAAAATCCTGCTCCGTGGCGCGCATCTCCGCGCCTAAGTTTTTAAGTCCGGCGTTGATTTGGGCAAGGGCGGCGCGATATTCCTTCTCGCCGTCCATTTTGACTTTTGTGTTAATGCCGGGCGTTGCCATCAGCCGCCACCTCCCATCAGGTACTGTGCCAGCGACAAGCGCGCAGGCTGCTCCGGCGCATTATGCGCACACCGGCTCGGCGTGGCCATGGAGAAATACTCTCTGTAGATAGCCATGCACCGCGCCGGTGTCATCCTGCGCCAAAAGACGGTCTCGTCGTTTTTCAGCACATTTACCCAGATATTCAAATACCAGGCGAAGTTGATACCGCCGCTTCTTCCTGCCTGGTCTCCGCGTTTTTTTCGTCTGCCGAGCTGTTCTCAGCCGCTGCGTCCCGGACAGCGAGGATCGCCATGCGCATCACGTCCAGCGCGAGCCGGTTAACCGTGCCCAGAGACAAGCGTCTTCCGAGCTGTTTTTCCGTGTACCGGATGGCGAAGCCGTCTGCGTCAACGTAACGCATTTCGTCGGCGTAGTCGTTGAGCATCGCGGCCAGCAGCTGCAAGACCGACTTGAGCGTCCGCTTCGTGGACAGGATGGGCGAGAAGTCGCCGCCGTTGATGATCTGCACCTCGGCAAGAACGTTGTTGTTGCAGCGAAGCACCCAATCGCGCCCGTCAAAGCGCCACGCGACCTCGCGCGGCTTGATATCTTCCATGCTTAACCTCCTGCCACGTCTGTGGCTGCCGTCTTGAAGACCTCGTCGCACCACGCCTTGGCGTCGGCTTCGCTGTCAAGCGTTGCGACTTCAAGCAGGTCGCCCAGATCATCGACCAGGAACTCGCCGGTCGTGGTGGGCGTCTGGAACGCGATGCTGTCGCCCATCGTCTGTCCGTTTGTTGCAGGCGGCCCAAAGAGCACTTTCCGGGCGAATACCGCCGTGAATTTCTCCACGCCGTCGATCATGTCCGGCATGTAGAAGCTCCATCCGACATACTTGCCGGTCGACTTCTTGCCGAAGGTCAGGCTCTTGACGGTGGAACTAGCCACGGTGCGCTGTTTTTCGTACGCGCCGTACATAAGCTTCTGCGCTTCAGTCGGGATATACTTGACGCCAGCGGTTGCCGTGCCGCCTGTGGCCTTTTTCATGTACTCCGCCAGAACGGACTCGGCGTAAATCCGGCCTTCGGCAAAGCGCATCTCAAGGCCTACGGTCATCGCGTCGCCCATGGAGACGGGCGCGCCGTACTCCGTGCCTTCGCCGGTTGTTTTTTTCTTATACTCTGCGACTTGCAGGTATCGTAAATCAAATGCAGGCATGATTGCCTCCTTTCATCGATTGCTGTTGATAATTTCTGCTGCCTTGTCAGTCATGGCTTCGTTGACGCGCTTCCATGTCGCCTGCACGGCGTTCGACCAGTAGTAGTCCGCCGGTATCTTGCCGCCGGTCCTGCGACCATAGTTGAGGACAAAGCCCTTTGTGCCGTAGCGCTGGCCGCGGCTGTCCTTGCCGGAGATCGTAACGTACATGTACGGCACGCCCCGCTTGTCGCGCGAGACCTTCCGCGCCTTCGTGAAGTGCTGGAAGGTCTGGCCGGTGCGGCGCTCGGAGCGGTTGTTGTGTCCGGCTTGGACAAAGGCGGACTTCACGCTGCTGAGCATGATCTCCGTGCCGGTGGACAAAATCGGCTTGAGATTTTCGTCGGTAAAGAGATCTGCCTTCTGAAGCTGCCGGACAGCCTCCTGAATGCCGTCCTGCGCCTCTCTAATGTCAAGCTGCGCCATCAGATCACCTCACAGGGAATGTCCGAGTAGTAGGTCATCGTCTCCTGGTCAAAAGACTGCTCGCTCTGGCCAATGGCGATGTGCGCGCTAGCCAAGGCTTGCAGCACTTCTGCGGTCAGCGTGTCGCCTTCCGTCTGCGTGGCAACGGTCACGACGCACAGGCCGACCGTTGCAAAGGGTACCCCGTCTGCGTTCACGCTGCGCGTGCCGGTCGGCGTCCAAACGAGGTAGCGCGTGAGCGGCGAGCCGTCCGGCGCGTGCTCCGGAGCCTGCACCTTATACACAGCGCCGGGGAGCACCGTCTCGAGCGCCTGCTCAATCTTGGAGTATTTCATACTTGCCCTCCGGCTCTGCGAGCGAAAGCGTCGTGATCGGCAGGCCGTCGGAGTCATAGCCCCGCTGCGCCTGGTCGATGCGGTAAATGTGATCGTCCTCAAGCACCACGAACTGCTCGGCTTTGATATCCTCGCCGCCGAAGACGCGGGGGATGCTGACCATCCGGGTAAGCTGCACACCGGCTTGCTTCCCGGCATAAAATCGGTCAGCGTAGACCTCCCGCTCGCAGTAAAAGTGGCCCGAGGCGATACGCAGGCGGCGCTGGAGGGGAGACGAGGCCGGGAGCAGGTCGCAGACCGTGCACACCTTGTCGTAGATCATCCCGTACCGCCTCCCATCTTCTGCCGCGCAAGCTTGCTGTTGAGCATCCGTCGCAGATACGTCGGCAGCTGCTTTTCTTCCGCGTTTGCCCGGGCCTTGTACATCCAGCCTGCCACCATCGCCGCGAGCATATCGTCGGCGTCACAGTCCGGCTGGAGCACAATGCCGCGTGTCGCGATAAAATCCGCCGCCTGTGTGAGAAGCCCCCGCAGGTAGGTCTCCTGTGCCTCGGTGCAGCGCAGGATTCCGAGGTCAACCGTTAAGTAAGAGAGCTGCGCGTCCAGCGACATACACCGAGCCTCCCTTCTTAGCCAGCCTTTGCGGTCACGCTGCCGGAGCCGACCGAGATCGCGCGACCGTTGCCGTCGACCTCGACGACAGTCACAGTCTGACCGGTCGTGCCGTCAATGGTCTTGTTCGCGGGCAGCTCCGTCCAGCCCTTGCCGAGCGTCTCGCCGTTGGAAACCGCGATAGCCTGACCGCCGACCTGATACTTGAGCGCACCCGAGCCGTTGCCCGCGACAGTCACAACGCTCTTGCCGTTGGCAGAGCCCGCGGCAGTGGTCACGATCAGGGTTCCGATCTGGGAGTTCGCGTAATCAGGCGCGAAGGAAATGCTGGTCGTCGGCGCAGTGTTGTGGAAGTTTACCATGACAAATGCCTCGCCGCGCGCGGGCTTGCCGTCGTAGCGACCAATGGAGCGGTACACAGTCATGTTGCGCAGGAAGAGCGGAATGTCCGAGGACGCGATCGACAGACCCTCACGCTCGGCCATGCGCATCAGGCTGCCGAAACCGCCCGCGATGTCGTTGTCGGCCATGAACTCCAGCTCGACGATGTCACCGCCGACGATCGGGAAGGTGTTGTTGATACCGGCCGTAATGGCTGCCGCTGCGTTGAATGCCAGAGCCTTCGCCATCAGTCGGATGTGGGTCTTGCGGTTCATCACCCAGAACACGCGGCCGTCCGAGTACTTCGGATCTGCAATGCCGAGCGCTTCAACCAGCGTGCCGAAGAACGCCGCGCCGGAGGTCGAGTCGATGTCCAGTTTGAGGATGTGGCTGGTGTGCAGGTCGGTGAATTCGCCCTGGTCATTGTTCCACCACGTGGGAGTCGTTTCCGCGGCGAGGCGGGTGACAAAGCCGACCGGCATTTTCTTGCCCGTACCGTAGACGATAGCCTTATCCAGCGCGCGGGCGTTCGCTTCGCCCATTGCGTTCAGGATGCTGGTCAGCAGCTGAAGGTCTGCGTCATCCTGAAGGACAGCGTTGGAGATGGCCATGTAGCCTGCCAGCATATAGCCGTCCATTTCGAGCTGCGTAAAGTCGAGCGAAATTTCGTTAATGTTCGCCAGCATTTCCGTCCAGACGGCCTCCGCGCCTGTGCCGACGATATTCTGGCGGGAATGTCCACGGATGGATTCACTGTGCACATACGACCAGAGCTTGGAGTTCTGATACGTCAGATCGCGCAGGATCTGCATGAACTCGGTCGGAATGCCGAGCTCTGCGCCGGTCGCGCTGTTCTGCTGCTCGCGAAGCGCGCGGAAGCGCTGAAGGAAGTCACGCGTCGTGTCCTTTGCGATGAGCGCGTCGCGCTCGGCGTAGGTGAGGCCGAACCAGCGGCGCTCGGTGGTGTTGTTCATAGGTACAAAGCTCCTTTCGTGGTTGTCGTTGTTTCTGGTGTCAGAGTTGGACACCGTGGGTGTTGCCGGGGGCGGGGTCTGTTCGGCCTCCAGCCGGGCAATTTCCGCGCTGCGGGTGTCGATCTCGCCCTGGATGCGGGCAATCTCGGCGGCGTTCGCGCTGCGATCGTTTTCAAAAGCGTCCACAGCCGCGGACACGGCACTGCGCTCTGCGTCGGTGCTCGTCTCGGTGATCTCGCTAAGCGCCTGGCGAAGCTGCTCTTCTCTCGCGGCAAAGCCGTCTCTCGTCTGTTCCAGCGGCGTCAGCTGCGCGCGAAGCGCGGTGATCTCGCTGTTCAGGACTAAAACTCTAAGTGCTGCCATTTACGGGTTTCCTCCTAACTTCTTGTTCATTTCTGCGCGCCACGTTTCCAGGCGGCGCTTTTCGATTTCCTCAAAATCCCGCTTTCGGGCGCTGACCGAGGTCTGCTCATATGCCGGGAAGGTGCAGACGCTGACCTCATACAGTGGGTCGACCTCTTCAATCTCCCAGCGGTACTTTCCATTTCCGAGGTCGCGGAAGGTCTCACTCTTGATGGCAAAGCCAAACGAGCACTGGTCGACGTCTCCGCGCTGGACTCTTGCATACAGGTTCATCGCGTCTACGTCGTCGCGGTTGATACGCACGCTGCCCCAGAGTCCGCGCTCATCCTGCTTGAGCGTCAGCGTGCCGGATTTCGTCCGGCCGAGAACTAAGCTCGTGTCGTGGTTAATGAGAGCTCGAATGTCGCCAGAGATCGAATTTGTAAAAGCTCCGGGCTTGATGATCTCGCTCACATCGTCCCACAGGGGATACTCCGAGTTGAATACTGCGAAGTAGCCTTCGATGTAGAGATCGCTCTCGGCTTCGCGCGTCTGAAACGCCTGCGGGATGCAGCGCACCTGACGCTGCTGTCTATTCGGTTCCACCGTCTCCACCTCCTCCTTGTGTAAGCTTTTTCTGGTCTGCGATCATGTCGCGCGGGATGTAGTTTTCCAAAATGACGAGCTCGTTCAGGCCCTCCTTCGGGCTGAGGCCCACCCAATCGCGCACCTCGTTGCCGGTCATAAGGCCGCGCACGTAGAGGTTGGACGAGACGTCTGCCAGCTCCTTGGTGCTGTAGCTGTAGAGCCTGCGCGTCGACATCGTGAAATAGAGGTCCGTCGCATAGAGAAGCTTGCGCGTCAGCTCCTGACAGATGATGTTCGCGATCGTCGTGGCGGTCGTCTTGATCATGTGGTTGTGCTCGCTGTCCGAGTATGTGCCCACGCCCAGCATGAAGGGGGTGACGCCGACGAGCGCGGCGACGGCCTTTTTGTCGAGCTCCACACCGTCTTTGATGGCTAAATCGGACAGGCTCAGCGGCTTGACCTGCTGCACGTCCATGAGGTCAGCCGGGACAATCCACGGCTCTCCGGCGCTAGATCCCGCGATGTAGTCGTCGATCAGACGGCGGCGGCCTGCCGGGTCGGAAAATTCGTCGGCCAGCGCGTCCACCTTCACAATGACGCTCGGTTTCCACTTATCGGACATAAAGCCCTTCTTCGTTGCCTGCTCCTGACGGAGCGAGTTCACCACGTCAAGAAGGCTCATCCGGAGCCCTAGCCCCTGCCACGGGTGGTCGGGGTCGACCCAGCGCCGGAACTGGAGCACGGTCTCGGGGTCATACTGCTTGCCGCGCCAGTCGATGTAGACTGTCTGGCCTTCGTCCGGGCTCATCGCCTGCGCGCCCGGCATTGGGATAAGGTCGCGAAGCAGCCCGTCCCGCGTGACCGGCAGGAAGAAGGCTGTGCCGCTGGAGCTCGTGAGCATCGCCCAGACGATGGCGCTTACAAAATCCTTGCGCGTGCCGAAACTCCATGGCGAAATATCCATAAACCGGGAAAGCGCGTTCCGCACGCGCACATCGCCGTCCGGCGTGTTCTGCATGAGCTGGATGGTCGCGTTCGACACGATGTCGGCCAGCCCGCCGATCGCGGCCAACACGTCCGGGCTGTCCGCAAGCCTGCAATAGCCCGGCACGCCCAGCGTGTCCTGATCGACCGCGCCGATCACGAATTTTCGCAGCGCGTCGTCCTGCGCGGATCTGCGCTGCACTTTAACTTTCAAGTGGCATCACCGCCTTTCTCTCTTGCTTCATACCAGCCTGCGCCCTTGGCGCTGGCGGTCAGGTCCTCCAGATATGCGCAGGCGGCAAAGACCGAGCAGTCAAAGACGTCAATGCGCAGGTTTGGAGCGATTTTTTCATACATCACCATATCGTCGGCCTTTTCAATGCCGGCAACGTTCTGCACGCAGTACTCATAGGGCTCGGCGTGCAGGTAATAGAGCGTGCCCTGCTTCGCGCTCTTTTCCAGGTACCGGAAGCCCTCGGACTTGAGCGTAAAGCGCTGGATCTGTGCCTTGATCGGGAAGCGCTCCTTCTGCATCTCCACAAAGTACTCGCGGCAGAACTTGGGGTCGTGCCCGACGCGGCGGATTTTGAAGCCCTCGGCGCGCCGCTTTTTGAACCAGCGGACAACGTCCGAGTGGTTGGTCACCTTGTCGTTCGTCATGTCCAGCCAGCCGTCTTCCATCCAGCCGAAAAGCGGAATCTGATCCTGCGTCGCCTTGACGATTGCCGCTGGGCGCGGGAACCAGCAATGCGGGATGATGATGTCCACGCCCTTGTAGTGCCCGAAGAGGCAGCAGGCCGTCAGGTCGTGCATTTTAGACAGGTCAGCGCCGCCGTACCAGCGGATGGGAAGCTTCGCGAGCTCTTCGATTGTCCAGTTATACTTTTCGTCGGACTTTCGGAACTCCTGAATATCGAACCACGCCTTGACGGCGTTCGTCGTGACGTTGAGCGACTTGTTGAGAAATTCCGGCCGGAGCATCGGGTTTTCGGCGGCGATGGCTGCGTCGTTGATCATGTCCTGCGGGCGGATGGAGTAGCCCCAGCCGGGGCTTGCGGCCTTTAGGACTGCTGGGTCGAGAAGGTCGACGTCGCCGTTTTCCATCGTCGGCGCGGAGCACAAAAAGCAGAAGATTGTGTCCGCGTAGTCGCCGGTCACGGTGCCGCGAAGGATCTTCCGGCAGAGCTCCAGATGGCCGAGCAGGAAGCCGCGCGCGTTCGGACCGTTCGACGAGATGATGATTACAAGCTTGTTCGTGTAAGCCTTCGTCGCGTCTTTCAAAATCTGATACTGCTGCGGGCTTTTGTAGGTGTGCGCTTCGTCGGCAATAACGATGTTGCAGTTGAAGGAGTCCTGCTTGTCGGGGTTGGCTGCCAGGGCGTTGATGGAGATCATACCGTCGCCGACGTCTCCGGAGATCGATCGTTCCATGTTGTTGTCGATGATCCGAAGACCCGTTTCCGGCTCGTCCTTCACGGTCACGCCGAGGCGCGCGCAGTTGTATTTCAGGAAATCGAAGCCTTCGAGCGCCTGCTTGAGCGCGCCGCCGACCTCGTACACCTTTGAGCCGGACGCCCTCTCGTAGAGTGCCAGGGCAAAGGCCAGGGCGGCCGCAAACGTCGTTTTGACATTCTTTCGGGGGATAAAGTCCACAGCTTCTTTAAAGCGGCGGATCTTCGTGCCTGGGAGGTAGAACCCCATGATGTTGTAGACAATGAACTTGTGGTACGGCAGGAGCAGGAACGGTGTGCCGCGAAGCGGCGTCGCGTCCAGAAACTCGCCCTGCTGGTGGCAGATCAGCGTCTCGATGATGGCGATAATCTCGTTGGCAGGCTCTGCCCGGAACTCCCACTTGCCGGTGTCCAAGTCTGACACGTACCGGCGGCACGCGAGCACTGCGTCCTCGCAGAGCCCTGCTTCTCCGGAGAGGACCGACTCGACAAAGCGGTCGACCTCGCGGGCATACTGCGCGCCGTGTTGTTCGGCGTGGCTTTTCGCCTCAGAGAGCAGCTGCTCGAGTTTGCTCGTGCCGCCCATCGGGACGCTCTTGGCTCTTGCCTTGTTGAGACCCGTAGGTGTGAGACCGAGCTGGTTGCGAAGTCCCTGCACCGTCGCGCGCAGGTCCTCGACCGCCGTCCAGTACGGGCTCTTGGCCGTGTACTCCGCGCCGGTCTTGTTGACCATCGTGCAGATCCGCTGTCCGCCTTGCTTCTTCCACTCCTTCTCGGCGCGGGAGAGCTCACGCTCGGTCTTCGCCAGTTGCTTGATCGTCGGCTCAAATATAGCGTTGTACGTGCCGACAAGCTGCATGTCCTGCCGGATCATGTCTTCCCGCGCCATGTGGGTAACTTCCTTTCTCTGAGACTCTGCCAGACGCAGCGCATAAACGCTGCGCCCAGTCAAAAAAGGAGGATGAATGACTCCGGGCACCGGCGGTGGTTCCCAATGCCGCCGAGCTGAACTGCGCCCGGCAGAGCCTCAGATGGTTTGAGTCTTTGCGCGCCCGCGTCGTTTGCGCCCGCGCCGCGCGATTCGAGATTTTCGCGCGTGTGCGCGCCTGGCGGTCTCGTCTGAACCCCCTCCCGCGGTTTTCCCGCCGTCGGAAAGAGTGCCCCACTCCGGTGCTTCTCTCAGAACGGCGGCGGGGCAGATCGAGGGGGGGATACTCGCCGCTGCCAGGCGAGACCGCGCTCGGTCAGCTTTCCGGTCGCGCGGTCGTGAAAGCTGTTGTGCGCGTCAGCGCTCACCGCGATGAGATTCCAACGGCAGAAACGCCAGCCCGGGAAATCCTCGACTGGGTAGACGTGGTGGGCAACGGTCGCAGGCTCGCGCCTGCCGTATCGCTGCGCTTCCTGGCACAGCGGCTGCTCGCGAAGGACGCGAGCGCGTAAGTGTTTCCAACGTTTGCTTGTGTAATCCATGGTGAATAAAAAATGCCGAGCCTCCCGGTATGGGAGACTCGGCATCTTGCCGTCCGGCTATCACCTCGGATGTAAAACAAAAACGCCGATCGACTCCCACACTGTGAGATATCAATCGGCGCTGACTCTGGCTCTGGCCTCGCGGCTCTGGCTCTGGTTCTGGCTCATATTCACGATCGTTTCGCGTCTGCAATGTTTGCAGAACAGAGGGAAATCAACAAGCGCGGTCGTAGGTAAGATCTTGACCTGCGTCGCGTGCCCGCATTTCGGACAAACGATCTTGTTTCCCTGTAAATCAAGTTTAGCACAAGGCTGTCCGGTATGCAACTGTTTTTGCAAAAAAAGTTCGCTCCTCTCGTAAGATATAGTAAAGACCCAAGTTATTAAAGGCTTACGCCTTTCGCTTTTCCCTGTTTCGCCAGGGAAGCTTGTAATCCACATAATAATAGCTGCCGAACTTGTTTTCCTTCGCCTCGGGCTCTACGTCAAAGGCCTCTTTCGGTGGCACAGGCCGGTAATTGTCCGGGACTTTTTCGACAGTGATGCGTGGTTTTTCAAGGTTCCGTGATGGCGTCCACAGTCGGTCGCCCACATATTCCCGTCCGTGCTGCATCGGCTCCTTGGTCAGATACTTCGCCAAGCCAACGAAGCCGAGCTTGCCGACGGGTTCCCAGTTGATATCGCCGTCCGGCCAGAGCTTGCGGAGCACTTCCGTCTCGCCGGGGTAGTGGTTGAGTATGATGTGGTGGTGCAGACGCTTGTCCCCGTGCCGGCCTTCGGTAGTGTACAGATATTTGTAAGGTCGGCCGAAGGCTTTGCGGCTCTCGCGCAGCTGGCGGTTAAAAAGCTTCACCCGCTTCTGTGCGGCGAAGGTGTTCGGCGGCTTGTGCGTCTCGTCGTAGGTGAGCGTGAGCAGCCAATCTGAATACGTGAAGTTCGCGGCGATCAGAAACGCAAGCCGCTCGTAGGCGTGCCGGATGTTGAGCTTTTCGCGGATGGTTGTCTGCGGCAGGCTCTTCGGCGCTCTGCCTCGTCGTTTGGCAAGCGGCTCTGTGAACACGCATTCGCGGCAAAGGACAGACGTTTTCATTGAGACAAGGTAGCTCATGCTTCACCGCCTTCCTGCATATGCTTGAGTTCCAGCTCCATAACAATACGTTGCCCATTTTCAGACTCTGCCAGTGCGGCGGACAGAATCTCGGCAACGGTCAAGCGCCCAGTTTGGTTCCGGCCTCGGTCTACCTCCTGAAACACAATGAGATCGCCGTGCCTAATCTGTTCAAGACTTGGCAAAGGCAGGCAAACATACCGCAAATAATTTGCCTTCTGCATTTTACGAAACAGTTCTTCCTTTGCAAATTTCTGATAAACCATATAGCCTCCTTATCATGTTATCGTCAGGGGCTCGGTCTCCGAGCCCCCTATATCCTCCCGGCGCTCCCCGCGCAGCCCGTCATGGCAGCAGGCCGCGCCACAAGTCCAGATCATTTTTTCTTGCGCCGGGGTGATACCTTCTTGTAATTGAATTCTCTGATATGCGGGTTGCGCTCGCGGAACGGGACAAAATGCGCGCCGCAGGCCTTGCGCAGGATCGTGTCCAGCCGCTCCTGGAGCCAGTCTGCCTCCGGACCGCATCCGTATGCGCCGTCAAATTCCGTGTCCAACTCGGACACGCGGCACGCCAGGCGGTAAAGCCGCTCTTCGCCGAAGCCCTCCTGCGCGAGCGCCGCGAGGAACATGTCGGATACCTTTTGCATCCCGGCCTCCACGCCGATCTCCATCGCCGCCCGCCCAACCGCGTCCAGCTGGTCAACGTATTTCAACGCGCGTCTTCCCCCTCCTTGCGTGCACGGCCAACTCCTGATAAATGCCAATCTTGAACAAAGTCCACCGGCCAAAGTAGGAGTTCCGATTCTGTGCAATGTGGTTTGCCTCGTTGCGGGGCATCCCCAGCACGCCCATGCAGAGCTTTGCAAATCGTTTTCGTGTCATTTTGCGCCTCCTGTTTCCATCGGGAAAATGAACTGCTTTTTGAGATAGGACTCCGCGGGCGGGTAGTACGGCTTGCACTTATCCGCCACCATCCAAACCCAGTGGTCGTCTTTCCAAATCAAAAACGCGCTATTCTGCGGGTATACGGCGTATACCCAGAAAACGCCGCCGGATAAAAGTTCAATCCGAAACATTGTCGTCCCTCCGTTCTATGTTGACCCATCGTCCCGCACCTCCACGCCAGCCTCGTCCAGCAGGTCAGAAAGATCGGTATCCACGCTGCTGCCAATAAAGTCGCCATTTTCGTCGTAGTGGTTGTACTCCGTGGTCGGTCGGGATTCTATCCCTGCAAACTCTTTTAAAAGTCTCAGATATTCGTCGTTATCGAAGAGCTGAGCCTGATAGAGTTGTCTCAACTGCGCTTTGGTTATGCACTTAGCCATCCTTCTTGCCCTCCATCTGTTCAAAGTAAAACGTGATCGGTTTCTCATGCTCGACAACGTTGCCGTAAGCAACTCCCACCTTGTAGATGTAGTTTTCTCGGAGCTTTCTGGGAATTTCCGCGATATAGCGCCGGAACGTTTCCAGAGAATTTGCCCGCTTGTAGTGGTTGCACATTCGGCATGACGGCATAAGGTTGGAAATATCGTCCGTCCCTGCGTCTTCGGCGTTCCATGCACGTTGCGGCTTGAAATGATCGACTTGCATATCCTTGATGTCGATAGCCCGTCCACAATAGGCACAGTGGCCGTCATACTTCGCATAGACCGCTTCCCGTTTTTTCTTACTGAAACTCACTTTGCAGCCTCCATTTCCTGCAAAGCCTTTCTGGCGGCTTCCTCTGTCAAAAACACCGTTCGTCCGATTGCTTCCTCGCAGAATCTCTTCCGCCCGGTTATGTACGTTGTGCCGTTGACGTCAATGCGGATTGCGTCTACCGTGACCGGCACGGGCTTTTTGGGGCGCGTGTAAAACATCTTAGACAGCCAAACCGTATCGCCCGGTCTGAGCCGCTTACTGTCCATATCCTCATACGCTGCGAGACGTTCCGCCATCTGGACGAGTTCGCCGATCGTCGCATAACCCAGCGCGTGACCGTTTACCAGCACGCAATCCTCATCTCGGCTTGTCATCCGTTCCATCCTGCTTCGCCTCCTAAACTTCCAAAATGGAATTTCCAGCCGGAGGTTTCGCGTCAGCCGCAACCGCTTCGGTCTCGCTCAAAAATACTCTCACACCGATCTGGTCCACAGGGATACCGATATCCACAATTTCCCCCGGAACAATGATGCTTGCTGATATTCTTGTAACCTCATGTGGTTGCACGCCAATGCAATCTCGCGCGTTATTTTTGTATGTCTTAAACCACACCGTATCGCCCACCTTGCACGGCAGAATCACGACGCGCCCTTCCTTGTCGGCTTTCATCAGCTCCACCATTCGTGAGATGGAGTAATCACAGCCGGAAAGCGTTTCCTCTATCTCTCGTGCCTCGGCGCACGCCTGCGGGGTTAACCCCGCATCTTCATATACTTTGAGCTTTTCCCATACCTCCTTCTGCGTGCAGCTTCCGTCATACGGGCACGGCAGCTCGCGGCACTGCGCAATGTCGCAGAAGTTTCCTTCAAACGTTAGTCGTTCCAAAATTCCATCTCCTTCCCGACGTATTCACAATATGCTTTCTCAAGGCGCGCGCCCGCGCTGTCCTTCGCGTCCGGCAGGAAAACAACCGCGTCCGCCACGTCGATCATCGCCATACAAATGCGCATATAGTCCGCAGCCTCCATCCCCTCCGGCAGCTCCGCCGGATTCAGCACGATGTTCCCACACATCCGCAACCCCACTGCCGCCCTTTGAAATTTCGCCTGACACCCCTGATCGCCCGTGATTTTACCGGCGATGTAAATCTTCATGCTTTTCCATCCTTTCCCGGCAGCGGCACCATATGGCATTTATCTGCCGCAAATTCTGCGACATAGAGCAGCGCAGTGCAGGCAAGCAGGATGTCGGCCATGAGCTCTTGCACATCTTGCTCTCCAAGCCCATCGAAATTTTTCTTCCGCAGGTACTCTGCGTACATAGCGCCAAGCTTTTGGATATTCTCCGCGGCTTCCTGGTACCGTTCTTTCGGCACCGTATACCCAAATCCTACCTTTTTGATTTTGCTCATGCCTTTTCTCCTTCCTCCGGCGCTTCCGGAAGCGGCATCCAGTGGGTGACTACGCTGCCGATACAGTCCCGCATTGCAATGCCATCATATCTGCGCCACGTATCAGCGCTTGTTCGGTATGCTTCTCCAACAAATACGCCGTCCGTAGCAAGAACGCGCGTTCCAGGCTTTGGGTGCCTGTCATCCACGCTAATCCACTGTGGAACTTTCTCCAACAGCTCGTCCCTCTCGGCTTCTGCCTCCGCCTGCTTTCTCTGGGCGAGGGCAACCACCATGTCCTTCCACTCGATTTCCTTGCGCAGGTCTGCGTTCTCGGCGGTCAGGCGCTCGATCAAATCAATGGCTGCCTCGTGTAAATGCACGATACAATCCGCGTCGCTAAAAAGCGGGCATAAATCACCGTCTGCACAAACTTCTTTTTCGCAGCACCGCAGCGCCCGTATAATTTCCTTGTCTGTCATATATCCTCCATTAAATTCTTCCACGCATCGCCCGGGCTGTTTTCATCCCCGAAATGCCGTTTCGTGACCGCAATACAGAACGGTTCAATCTCACTTGCCCACTTCACACTGTTCCAGCCGTTTAGCTGCGTCCAAAGCAGTGGAAAGCCGCCAATTCCGTCAAACAGACTCCCCAAGGTCGCGTCGCGCTCATACTGCGCGCAAATCCGCTTGAGCACCCACTTCCACGGCGGTAGGGCGATGGAATTTCCCAGTACCTTATACCGCGCACTGTCCAAGGATTCCTGGTGGAGTTTTCCGTTTTCGTCCGTCCATGCGCCGATGTCCGTCCAGCCGTCCGGGAATCCTTGCAGCCGTTCACATTCCAGCGGCGTTAAGCGACGGATGATGCCGTACTGCGTCAAGCAAGCCTGCGTGTCGTGCATGGTGTTGAGCGTCTGCGCACGTTCCTCAACCATATGCGCAGCTTCGTTTGCCTGCCCGTTTCCGATGCCATATGTAAGCGGCACTTGATTCCCGCCGGTTCCCATTCTGGTTTGCAGCGTCGGCACGATATCGCCGCATTCCCGGATCACGTCGTTTGCGTGTGTCATATCCAGAATCGAAGCCGCGCACACCGCTGGGCGGTCGATTGTGTTGAGCGTATAGCTCACATCCTCGCGCCAGCCTTTTCCGTTGCATCCGGCTGTGTCTGCGCGGTCGATTCCGTTTCCTTGCAGGCAGAACGTGATTGCATCGTCAGTGCCGCTTCCAGTGCTTGCGGAAGGTCTTTTCCCCTCTTCTCCGCTCGCCGCAGGATGCCCATACACGCCTTTGGGGTTAAAGAGTATTTCGTGTGCGGTCGTTCCTCCAAAATCTGCGACAAGCGCGATTCTACGGCGGCGTTGGGGGACTCCCCAGTATTGAGCGTCAAGTACGCGCCAAGCCACGCTCCATCCTCCGTCCACGTCTCTGTACCCTCCCCACGTAGGCCATCTGTTTTCAGGCACTTCAATATCGGGGGCTTTCGGCTCTGCGATGCGAATCGCTTCTTCGAGGACTGCCGCGAAGTCTCGTCCTTTGTTGCTGCTGAATGCGCCAACAACGTTCTCCCAGACCATGTATCTTGGTCGAATAAACTCACCTGTCCGTCCGTTCGTTCTGTCATGTTCTCGCATCTCCCTGATGATTCTGATTTGTTCCATGTAAAGCCCGGAACGAGCGCCGGCAAGCCCTGCTCGTTTTCCGGCAATCGATAGATCCTGTCTAACAGGGTGAACCACCAACGATGCAGTCGACTGGCTCAATCGCCGCGCCGCTGATCTTGCAAATATCTCCGTAATGTTTCACCTATCATCACCCCCGTTCGCATTCTCGGCGGTCAGGCGCTCGATGAGGTCGGCGGCGGCGCGCCATGCAGCGGCATACAGAATAGAGCATGCATTTCGAGTTCCGTCTGTACAACAGCGGTTTACCTCAAGCGTCCATCCATCATCCAGATACCGTGCAACGAGTCTTCCGACGATCGCCACGCCTACGATTTTCTCTCCGTCTGTGCAGCCGATGGAAAATTTATGCCCAATGACCGGCTTATGATGGCGGTGATGCTCTGCCACAAACGCATTTGCCTCCGCGAGCGAGATTGGGCAAATATCAAGCATCTTCCTTTTCTCCTTCCCCCGGCGTTTCCGGCAATCCGCGCCATTCCCAGCGGCTGGAATTGCCGCATCGGTAACATGGACAATTTTTCGTCACACAGTTCATGCAGTCGATGACAGTCGCATCATCAAATTCGCAGTAGTCGAAATGCTTACAATCCAGACACGAGCGACGCGCTTTTATCTGCTCAAGCAGCGCGTCCCTCTCGGCCTCGGTCTTTTCCCGCTGAGCGTTCAGCTCTTTTACCATCTCCCGCAGGTACGTGGCTCTTGCATACAGCGAGAGCTTCGTCGGCTTCGTGGCCAAAGCGTTGCGCAGCGCCCGGTTCTCGGCGGTAAAATGCTCAAGCTGAGCCGCCGCCTCGCGTAAAATCTGGCAGCCGTGCGTGCTGCAATTATGCTCGAGCCCGCAGCCGAGGCAGGCAAGGGAACCGGTCTCAACGCGAAGGCGCGCCAGCGCTTCCAGAAGGTCATTCGTTGTCATCGCCGAACACCTCCACGATTGTTTTCCCGCAGAACTTCCACTCCGGGCAGGGGCAGCATAGATCGTCTTTTTTGCACGATGCGCCCCAGGCGCACGTCTGGTGGATTTCCGGGACGTAGGTAAGCGCGGCGTCGCGCTCTTTTTCAAGCTTCTCGGCCTTGCGAATACTGAACAGCGTCAGCGTCACGCGCAAAATGGCGTACACGCACACCGCGCGGAGGGCAAACTCGACGGCGATGACGATGGCGGAAATGGTATTGCTATTCATCCGCGCCGCCTCCTTTCCGGAGCTCAAAAAGGTCCGAGAAGCCGCAGCCGATTGCCAGACAGAGCTTCTTTGCGGTCTTGATCTGGCACGGCTCGCCGCGGAAGACGCGCGAAACGGTCGGCTGGCTCAGACGGGCGGCAGCTGCGATCTGCGCCGCACTGGTGGCCCGCAGCACGTCATATGCCGCGCCGGGCTTTGCGATGATTTTACTCATGGTCTACCTCCTCACATTCTTCCTGCCGGACGATCGTCCGGTGCTTTTCGTCGAGCGTCACAATGTAAGTCGCGCGAATGCCGTCGCAGCACTGGCGCTTTTGTGCTTTGTAGACCTTCCCGGGTTTGAGCTGGAATTCCGGGAAGACCGGCAGCGGCTTCGGTACGCGGATGCGGACCGGGACGGCCTCTTTCTTGCGGTACTGCGCCGGGACGTAATTTTCATTTTTCGCCCGAAGGTAGCACTCCCGGCAGCAGTAGACCTGATTGCCCTTGTACGTTGCGAACAGATTGCCGCAGCCAGGACATTGCCGGAACAGCTGCCTGCTCATATCGATCCCTCCTCTTCCGGCGGCAGCGGCAGCCAGCGCAGGATATTCGGGCCGTTGTCCGTCAAAAGTTCTGCGCTATATAGCTCCAGCTCCCCGCAGTGCGCGGTATCAACGTCATAGATCCGCATGCCCTCGGTTTCAAGCAGCAACAGGACCGGCCCGTCCGGATAATCTGTGTCTGTCCGCCAGCCGCTGATCGTGCGCGCGGTGTCAGACTTGGACACCGGCTTTTTCCGCGCCGGCGGCGTTGCGGGAAGCGTCACCTCCGGACCCTCGCGGGTTTTTGCAACAAATTCCGCCGTCGGCTGGGTTTTAGCCGCCACAAAAGAGTCCATCATGTGCAACTGGAATTGTTTGTCCCCACGGGCCAGCTCAAGCGCGGTCGCGTCCGAGAGCTTGCCGTCTTGCCACAGGCCCTTAAAATACGGGTTTAGGTTTGCCTCGATCATGTGCAGGTTTGCAAGCTTCGTTTTGCTGACGTTGCAGGCTTCCGCGACATGATCGCGCATCCTGCCGGGGAACTCCACGCCCTGCTCCTTGAGGTCGTAGAGAAGCCGCTCGACGCGCTGCGCCGCCTGGCTGATCTCCGCGCTTGTCAGCACGCGTGCGGTGGAGTTTGCCATGATCAGTTCAAGTTCTTCCATCGCTGCGCTTTTGGGGCTCCGGACGAAAACCGGCACTTTGCGAAGATCCTCGCGCCCTTCTGCGACCAAAGCCCGAACCGCAGCCGTGCGGCGGTGCCCGGAGATGAGGCGGTACTTGCCGTCCTCCGCCGGTGTGACCGTCGGCGGGTCCATAATGCCGGACAGCGCAATGGAGTTTTTAAGGTCTTCGAGTTTATCTTCGTCGACCGCGTAAAAGTTCGCGTCGTTGCCAACAAGATCGTCAATGTCGACCTGCATGAGCTCCCGACCGGTGTCAGACTTGGACACCGCCTGCACCTGCTGGGCAAAAATGCTTGAAACGTCAAATGCCATCACCAAAGCCCCCTCAGAATCTCGTCCATGGTCACGGGCGGCTGGATGTACTCCTGCACGAATGCCCGGTAATCATATCCGGCTGCCGAGTACGGCGAGTAGACCGTGATCGGCTTGCGCTCGAAGGTCATTTCGTCGATCTTGTCGGTGCGGCGGATGTGCTGCTCAAAGACCGGCAGAATGCCACACTCCCGGAGACTTCCCTCCGCTTCCAGCACCACTGGCGTGTTGCGCCACATCGTGATCAGCGCGCCCGCGATCTTGAGTGCGGGGTTAATCTTGTGCATATTGTCGATCTGGCGCGAGACGTTCGCGAGCCCGCGCAAGCTGAATGCATCCAGCTTGATGGGGATAATGACCTCGTCGGAGGCCAGAAGCGCCGCAGCGCTTGCCGCGTTAAAGGCCGGCGGGCAGTCAAAGACCACGTAGTCATACGCATCGTCCTCGCGAAGCACATCGCACAGGTCTTTCAGGCAGCTGCCGTTGACGCGGCTTCCGATGGCCGACAAATCCAAGTCCATCAGCGCATCGGATGCGGGGAGCACGTCCACGTTGTACGGCGTCCCGGAGATATTTTCGGGATAATACGGCTCTGCCGTCCCCAGCAGATAGTCCGCCACGCCCGGAAGCTGCTGCCCGGCAAGACCGTAAAATTCGGTGGTGTTGCACTGGCTGTCGCAGTCAGCAAGTAGCACTCGCTTTTTGTGGTCGGCGGCAAGAATGTATGCCATGTTGACGCTCGTGACTGTCTTGCCGACGCCGCCCTTGAGGTTCAGAATGGAAATTGCCTTCATGATTTTGTCCTTTCTTCATCCGGGCAGTTTGAACTGCTCGGGAATATCGTCGTTGCACGGCTGCCAGCGCTTATCCTGCGGAGGAAGCGGCGCTTGCGCGGCAGATTTGCGGAAGGTCTGCGTCTGACCGTCGAAGGTCAGCATCAGCGCGATGTTTGCCTCACCCTCCTTGTTTTTCGCGATGTTCAGGATACGGCGGCTGCGGCTGTTGTCCGGCTCTTCACGGTAGAGAAGCATAACGACGTCCGCGTCCTGCTCGATCTGACCGGACGAGCGCAGCGCCGAGAGCGTCGGGGGCGGGATTTTGCCCGCCTTTGTTTTCTCCGGGCGCGAGAGCTGGGAGAGCGCGATGACGGGCGTGCCGGTCTGTCGGCCGAATTGCTGGAGATCGCTCGAAATTTTCGAGACGACCTGAAACTGGTCGGCGCTCGCGCGACCTGTGATGTCCGACTTGATCTTTTGCAGGTAGTCGATGAAGATCACGTCGTAGCGCTTGGACAGGCTGTGCGCTCGGATGTCCTGGACGGTCATACCAGACGCCTCCACCAGCTCCAGTTTCACCGCGCCGAGCCTTGCGGAGACTGCCGCGACCGCGTCCCAGTCGTTTCCGTTCATCGCGTTCAGCTTGAGCTTCGGAAGCCCGATCTGCGCGGTCATCGCGACAATGCGGTCAAAGAGCTTGTCTGCGTCCGTCTCGTAGCTGTAAAACCCGACGCGCTGCGTCTTTGCCATCCGGACGGCAAGCGTCAGTGCCAGGCTCGTCTTGCCGTCTGACGGATATCCGCCGATGACGATCATGTCCCCGCGGCCGGCGTAGACGTTGTCGTTGATGTCGTCCATGCCGAAGTCCAGGTACACCGGCTTCGCGTCTGGGTCGTGCCGGACGTAGAACTTACTGAGCGCGTCCTCCATGCCGACCACACGAAGGCCAGGGCGCTCGACCGACAGGGCGTTCGCTTCGCTCATGAGCGCTCGCAGCGCATCCTCGTCCTCTGCCTCCAGCATACGCTGCGCGACGTCCTGCAAACGGTGAATTCTCGCCTCCTGTTTGAGAATGGCGACGTAGCTCTTGACGTTCGCGCTCGTCGGCGTGATCTCGATCAGCTCCATGAGGAGCCTGTCATACTTTCCGCCGAGCCTTGCGTTGACGGTCACGGGGTCGCACGCCGCGCCGCTTGCGAACTGTGCCCGGAAGGCAAGAAAGATCTGCCGGTAAGCGCCGGTTGTGAAGTCGTCCGGCGTGACGTCCTGGAGGACAGGACCGACCGTCTTCTCGTCGATGAGCATCGCGCCGAGGACGGCCTGCTGCGCTTCCAGCAGCTTCTTTTCGTCGCTCACAGAAACCGCACCCCCTGTGTGTCAACCTCGCGCTTCGGCGGCTGCGGGTACTCGTCGTCCTTGAGCCGGTACACGCTCAGCCACTGATGCTCGGTCGAATTGTTGAGCATCCGCGCCATGCACGCCGCATCTCCGGCAGACAGGCTTTGCAGCTTGTTCCAGAGCATGGTGGCTGACCGCTCGGACTGGATGGGTTTCTTGAGCTCAGCGCGCATCATGAGAAAAGACTGCATCGCCTGCACGACCTCAAAGCCAAGCGGCTCGCATTTCTCAAGCAGCGAAGCGCTTACGGCTTTTTCTTTTATATTTCTTTTTTTATTATCCTTTTTTAATCCATCCTTATATATAGACCGGGAAGTTTGTCCCGGTACCCCGGGATTTTTGTCCCGGTACGTACCGGGCTGTTCGTCCCGGTACCCCTCATCCTCGTCGAGGATGACCGGCGCGGCGACCACGGGGGAAATGTAGCGGATGGAACCGCCCGTCTTGCGGTTCGGCACGACCCGGACTTGGATGTGCCCGTCATGCTGCAAAGCAGCAAGCCAGCGTCTTATAACATCCTCGGAGCAGTGCATGGCGGCGGCCAGCTGGGCGTTGCTCGGCCAGCAGTAGCCCTCGCGCCGCATGAGAGACGAGAGCACGCCGTATAAAATCTTTGCATTGGCTTGCAGCTGCATATCGTCTAAGACGGTTGCGGGGATGACAGACCAGAAAGCCCGGAATTCTTGTGGATTCTCCAAAATTTCACCTCCCCCACACTTGCATTTGGCAGCAAACCGTGATAAACTAAAGATGCCTTCATGATGTCCTTTGACATCGGCCCCGTGCAGTCGTTCGCAGCGGCTGTGCGGGATTTTTTTACGCTCTTTTTCATCGTCCGCACCTCAGATCATGCTGTAATTCGCGGCCAAAAGCGGGAAGGCCACGAAGGCGATCACGACCGAGCTCCACATGAGCTTCTCGGCCATTTTGTAAAATTTGTGCATACCTATCCTCCTTTGTTGTAAGCGACGGCCAGCGCGCTTTGAATGATCTCGTCGAGCTTGGAGACGATCCGGTCAAACTCCGGGCGCTCGTTCTCGTCAATGGTGCCGTCCTTCGCAATCGCGATCAGGCGGCGGTCCTCCCGCGCGTCGGCAAAGTCATAAATTTGATCAATGAGCCGCAAGACTGCCTCGGGCAGATCGCACTCCCGCACATCGGGAATGAGCCGCTGGGCGATCTCGCTCGTCTGGCGCAGGTGTTGATAGCACAGATACTGCGCGTCGTAAATTTCCGCCATCCGCACGACCGTCTCCGACGGCGGAATGCGTACGCCGCTCTCATAGTCCGCCAAGCTCCGCACGGAGCAAGGGATGGCGTCTGCGGCGCGTTCCTGGGTGATGCCCTTCTGCAATCTCGCGGCCTGGTAAATATTCGACATGTTGTCCTCCATTCCGGCAGCAAGTCTGCAAGCCGCCTTTTGATTCCGGCAGGTATTTCTCATGGTGTGCCTGGGCATACTCTGCTATGATCTTCGTGTCAGCCAGCGGGCGAGTTCTGTCAGCGGGATGGCGTACTTATTGCCGATCTTACGCGCGGGGAACTCCCGGTCGGCCAAAAGCGTCCGCCGGTCAAGTCCGAGCACTGCTTGGCACTCCGTGACCGTAATCGCCGCCCGTGCCGGGAACATGTCCATCAAAAGCTCCAGCTGCGGCCGGTAGCCTTCCGTCTCACGCATTACGCTCTCCCTCCCTTGCTCTAAACCAATTTGCAACCGCGGCGCAGCGCTGGCGATGCGCACAAACAATAAGCGTGTCGACGTCGGCCAGGCAGCTGTCTTGGTAATACCGGCTGCATGGATCTGTGAGCTTCTCCGGCGTAAACTCCGGGCAGCGCTCGCAGTATGGCCGAACCTCAAGTTTAATCACTCTGGTCACTCCCTCCGGGCTTGGGTTGTCTGTAAAACCAAGCAGATAATTTGGCGTTGTGCTGAGCGCTTTTGCAATCAAGATCAGGCGGTCAGTGTCCGGGCGGCTTCGCCCCAGCATATATAGCGACACAGTCTGCCGCTGCACGCCGATCTCTCGCGCAAGAGCACCTTGTGTCATTTGCGTTTGATGCATCATCTGCGCAAGGCGTTTTGTAAAAATGTCATCCATCTTAGCTTGCCCCCTAAGCAGATTCTTCCGGCGGCTGGTAGAGCTCGTCGATCGAGCAGTTCAGCGCCTTCGCCAGCTCCGGCAGCTGCGCCGCCCGCGGGAAGGCCGCGCCGGACTCCCACTTTGCAATCGTGCTGCGCTCGACCTTGAGCAGATCGGCAAGCTCAAACTGCTTGAGATTTGCGCGTTTGCGCATGTAAGCTAAACCTTTCGTAGATATCCCTCCTTTTGACTTCCCTTCGCCCGTGTGGTAAACTCTGGGTAGAAGGGGGTGTGATTTTTGGATAGTGCTTTGACAAAAGACGCTGAGAAGATGCTTGCACAAATTTACAAGACATATCTCGAGCGCCGCAAGAGCGGCGTACAGAAGCGCGAAGCTAAGAACTTCACAGTGCTTGAAAACTGGCCTCCAGAGTACGAAGGAGAATGGCTTTCCACGGATGCCAACGAGACAATGAACGAGCTGCAGCGCATCGGGTTCATCAAGAAGGGGTTCGACCGCAAGTTCGTGCTTTGTGATGAGGCCATCATCTACATGGAAGGCCGCTTCAAACGTGGGCTCAGCGATGTGGCTGACTTCCTGTCCAAGCTCTTATCTGTGCTTCCGTTCCTATGACCAGCTGTCTTCGTATCCGTCTATCGTGATCTTTCTGGTACAGACCCGGATTGAGACCTCCGGGTCGGTCAGAGGATCTGCGATGACGTTGATGCTTTTCGCGCCCGGGATCTCAATGCCGTTGATGAGCGCGCGCCCGTCTTCCGTTACGAGAAGCTCTTCGATTCCTGCCGATCCGTCCGGCTGAAAATCCTCATAAACGGTATAGCCCTGAATCGCGATCCTGCCGGCATAAACATAAATCGTAACCGATGTTTCTAAGTCAGGGTTCATGCTGGCTTCACAGCGCAGGACGGAAGGAATGTTAATGCCGTCGACCAGAACTTGCTGGTCTCGCGTGATGCGAACCTCGTTCGCAGGTTTCATTTCTATCACCTCCGTTAACGTGGAGTTACTTCACATTTATTAGTATAGGTGAAGTTTTTTCAATTGTCAAGATATTTTTGCGCAAATTTTTCCCACGATATTTACTTGTGATTGTTTTTCACTATAATAAAGACAGGTGATGTCTATGAGAAACTTCAAAAAGTACCGCCAGTTGAACAAAGAAAAGCAAACCGACGTTGCAAACTGGCTGGGAATCGACCGAAGTACTTATTCGAAATACGAGGCCGGTACGACCGAGCCGCCTTTCAGTACCCTTGTTCGGCTGGCTGAGCACTGGAATGCTTCTGTCTACGATCTCATGGGCTACGAAGACGAAAAAAGCCCCGCCGGACGGTTGCCCGGCGAGGTGATTGGTGCGGCGCAAATGCTTATGTCCTTAGATGTGACTACGAGGCAGAGGATGATTGATCTGCTTGAGACGCTTCACACGCAGCAGCAAGCGCAGAAATAAAAATCTTCCAGCGTTCGTCATCTAATTCCCGCATCATGGTTATAAGTTGTTCTGTCATAAGCCACATCCTTTCGCGCACTTTTTCTTTGTTCTTATTGTAAGGCAAGCATTCTATGTTTACAATTGGCAAATTCTACAAATTGCGTGCAACACTTTTCTATGAGGTTTTCTTGAAAAGAGGTATGATATGAACGATACGATTGGACAACAGGACTACAGGCAGTTTACCAAGCCGTCAGAGCTGCACAAGGCAATCAACATGCTTCGTGGCATCGTCGCAGGCATTTCTTCCAGCGGTGATGTAAACGAATTAGAGCTTGCCGAGCTGTCAAACTGGTGTATCCTGCACTCTGGGCTGAAAGATCGCCATCCGTTTTCAGAGATCATCCCGGTCGTAGAGGCAGCCGTCAAGGATGACCACATTGATGAGGAAGAACGTAAGAATATTCTCTGGCTCTGCAATAACTTTGCGGATAATTCCAGCTATTACAGCATCCTCACCTCCTCCGTTCAGTTCCTGCATGGGCTGATTCACGGTATTATGGCAGACGCAGAGATTGGCGACAGCGAAATTCGTGCGTTGTCTGCATGGCTCGATACGAACGAATACCTGCAAGGTACATATCCTTTTGACGAGCTGAACTCCATGCTGCATACGATTCTGGAGGACGGCGTAGTCACAGAAGACGAACGAAACACGCTGCTTGCGTTTTGCAGCAATGTCGTTGACTTCAAGGAGTCTGTGAACCTCAACGATCCTGACTTTGAAGAGCTGCGCCGCAAGTACTCGGTTGCTGGTATCTGTGCCTACTGCCCGGAGATCACGTTTGAAGGCAAGCGCTTCTGCTTTACCGGCGAGTCTTACCGCGCGACGCGGGCGGAAATGACAAAAGATGTTGAGGATTTGGGCGGAAGTGCGAAGTCTTCCGTATCCACCAAGACAGATTATCTTGTAGTCGGCAATGCCGGGAATCCGTGCTGGGCGTATTCCTGCTATGGCCGAAAAATTGAGGAAGCCATGACGCTTCGTCGAGAAGGCGCGAAAGTCCAGATCGTAAACGAGACGGACTTCTGGGATGCCGTTTGGGACGCGCAGGCAAATCTGAAGCAATAATCAGGAGGCAAACCGTGGGCGAAAAGCTGTTTCGCGTGGGCGACTACATAGACGAGTTCAATGCGCTCACGGGGCAGGAACTTCCCTGCGGCGAGATCATGCAGTCAGCCGGTCTGGCCGTGCACGTCCAGAAGCATCATCCGGATGAAACCGGGAACGTCGCGCTGGTTCCGTCCATCATCGCGGAGCCGGACTACGTCGGGCACAACCCAAAGGAGCCGGGAAGCGTCGAGCTCGTCAAGGCGCTTGACGCAAACGTGATGGTCTGCGTGAAGCTGGACGCGAAAAACGGATATCACTATGTCGCCAGCGTCTACGAGATCAGCTCCGGCAAGCTGACGAACCGGCTCAACAGCGGCCGACTGAAAAAATTCAAAGAAAAGTAACAAAGCAGGATATTGACATCAGGAAATATTTGTGGTTTAATTTAGGCATCAGAACATATACTGTTCTAGGACGTTGAGGTCGGAAATGGCTCCCGACACTCCCGAAAGGGAACCTGAGATGCAGGATACGCCGCCCTGCCGATGTCCAACAAAGTGGAGATGCCTTGTGCGTCTCCGCTTTTTTTGTGTCCGATTTGGACACCGCGTCACGGATGGGGGCATCTTCGTTCCGTTTGTTCGCCCCGCCGTCGTGCCACTGACGGCGGGGCTTTTGGTTTGCTGCAAGCAGTGTGGGAGCCGCCTGTGAGTCTATGCTATCAGTTTTTGGATAAGCCTTCCAGCCGTTGATCTAGGCTTTTATGACCCATTACAGATGGTTTTTGCAAGGGGGGATGTTTTTTTTGGATAAGCAACTATGGGAAGTTTGCCGCGAAAAATGGCAAAATCTGCGCCCACGCAAAACATACCAGGACATTGCCGACGAATCCGGCGTTTCGGTCAACGCTGTGGCGCAGTTTCTGCGCGGCGAGACAAAGAATACCTATGTTCAGACTGCCGCGCCGATCTGCAAGTCGCTGGATGTGTCCATTGATGACGTATACGAAATCAAATGCCATGGACAGCCGGAACAGCCGGACGAAATCCAGCAGGAACTAGCGCACGCGAATCAGATGCTGCGGGTCTATGCGCGTGGGCTTCGCGTTCGAACCGGTATTATTTTTGTTTTGTGTGCCGTTTTGACGCTGGCGTTGGCTGCGCTGATTATCGACCTGCGCAACCCGAACCTCGGCTGGATTCGCACCGCCTTGCGCGTCTGTGTCCAAGTCTGACACGGGAGGTTTGTATGGCGATCCCCAAGTACTACGTGCGCCCGGATGGGCTGCATGAGACGATCATCAAAATAAACGGCAAGCGCAAAGCCTTCCGCGGCCGAACCGACCGCGAGGTCTGGGAGAAGGTCAAAAGCTACCGCGCCGACGTGGCCGCTGGGAAGACCGAGACCTTTGAGAACGTAGCGCACGCCTGGTGGAACGAGATCGAGCCGACGCTAGCCGACAACAGCTACAAAAACTACAAGCCCGCCTACAATCGGGCAATCGCTGAGTTTGGCAAAGCGGACGTCTCGTCGATCACAGCGAAGGACGTGGAGAAATACATCAACTGCTTTGCCAAAACCTACGCCAAAAAGACCGTTACCACGCAGCGCCAGATCATCCGTCAAATTCTCAACAAGGCCCAGCGCGAAGGGTACATCGCCTACAATCCGGCTGACGCCGTTCTACTGCCGAAGAACCTGCCGCAGGCAAAGCGCCGCGCGCCCGGTCCTGCGCAGATCAAACTAATCAAAAAGAGCCTCGACAAAACGTTCGGGCTCTTTGCGTATCTGATCTATTACACCGGCTGCCGCCGAGGGGAAGCGCTTGCGCTGCGCTATGAGGATATCGACCGCAAGGCGAAAAAGGTCCGAATTAACAAGTCCGCCTACTACATTGGCGCGCGTCCGTATATCAAAAGCCCGAAGACAGAGGCAGGTGACCGCGTCGTTCCGCTTTTGTCGGCGCTGGCCTCTGCCCTGCCCAATAAAAAGCATGGGTACATTTTTTCTGACGATGGCGGCGAAAGCCCGCTGATGAACCATCGCGTCACAAGATTGTACGCCGCCTACCAGACCGAGAGCGGCGTCACGGTCACACCGCATGAGATCCGACATGGTTACGCGACCGCGCTGCACGACGCGGGCGTGGATTATAAAACCGCCCAGACGCTCCTCGGTCACGCGCAGCTATCGACCACAATGGACATTTACACCGATGTACTAGACAATACGATCGATGAGGCAGCAGCAAAGATGGACCGTAATTTTTGACTGTGTTTTTTCTGTGTTCACAGGCGCGTATTTTGGTGCTAGGATATGCTAAGTCTTGCTAGACCATTTTAGTCAAAAATTAAAAACATTTTTCGCGTAAAGTTCGGCGTTCGGTTGTTGAAATTCCTAAATATGCAAACAAAAGCACCTGAGAATCATTTTCTCAGGTGCTTTCATTTTGGCGCGGAAGGAGAGATTCGAAGCATATAAATCCAAAGTAATACCAATATAAAATCAGATTGCTGTGTTTTTACTGTGTTCAATCTCTTTCGAGCCTCGGCTCTACGATACCGTGATAATACCCGGCGATCTTCGCCTCGGGACCGCCGCCGTCCTTGTCAAAGAGAAACGCCTTCGCGAGGTCTGCGTAGTATTCCGGCCGGTCGAGGCCATATTTCTGCGCGACGTCGAAGTTGTCCGAGTACTCCATATTGAGTGCCGCGAACCAGACCCACGGGTCGACGTGCACGCCGATGCTGTTGGCCACAGCCGTGGTCTGCTCGAGCGTCCAGTGCGCGCCCATTGAGCCGTCGTCATTTTCCATGTGCTTTGTCCAGCGCCGCGCGTCGTCCTCGGTAAACGTGGAGGCTTCGGACTCCATCTTGATCTTATCCGCCTTGCACAGCGCGTCCATGAGCATGGTGCAGCTGCCCACGCTTCGGGAGCATACGGGCTCCGCCATACACGCCTCAAGCGCTTCGCAGAGTTTGGCCTTATAGACCTTGATTTTCTCCGTCATAGGCTAAGCAAGCTTGAGCAGGCCGGTGCAGAGTTCGACCACGCTGCCTGCCGCCGTTGCATCGGTCGTCACCACCAGCGTAAATGTATGATTTACGCAGCAGCAGCACCCGGACAGTGCCAGATCTGTCTCCGTGTGGATCTCGGTGTTTCCGGTCGCCGGAATCGTGACCTTTCGCAGCGTGCAGGGCAGCGCGACGCCGTCCATGTACCACTGCAAGGTAATCTCGCCCGCTGCAGACGACGCAATGACTGCATCCGCTGCCAGGTGGTACAGACCGATCTTTACTGTGTCGTAGCTCTGCGGCTCCACCTGAATGGATTCCCCAGAGTTTACAACCTTCGCGCCCGCAAGCGTGAGCACTGTCGCAGCGTTTGCCGCAAGCGTCTGCGGGCTGTTATTAAAATACCGGACGCAGGATTTCTGATAGGATTTGCTGTTTCCGCTACAAGACATTTACTCGTCTCCTTTCAAAATTATGAAAAACGGGGCAATCGCCCCGGATAGCTATATCAGGATGGGTCCGCGTCAGCCGCCGCAGCCGCACGGATTGCAGGGCGGGTTCTGGTAGTACCTGCCCAGCTGGCCGAGGATGTACTGCTACTGCATATAGTCGTTGTTCGCGGCGCGGCTCTGTGCGAGTTCGTCGCGCAGGCGCTGGTTCTCCTGCTGCTGCAGGAGCGTTCTGGTCGCCTCGCCCTCGGCGTGGATAGCCGTCTTGATCTCGCAA